GGGGGGGGGGGGGGGGGTGGTGGTGGAGGGTTTTTCGGTGGCTGTGGTGGAGGAGGAAGTTCAACTGGGGGACTTGCAGGAGGTACTATAGTACCTATTATTTCTTTGATCTTAGGACTTACTAACTGTGGATTCAATTCATCATTGATGAAAAGTAAATAATAAGTTTTTGAATTAGTAGGTCCGGGAGAAGTATTATATATTGGTACCGTTAATGTTCTGTAACTTAAAGGGAACAATTTTTTAATACTTAGTAAATCAGCGAGACTAACGACATTTTTGGTAGTGCAATTTAATATTTGTAATATTGTATTTAAATCATCACCTACTATTACTAAGAACGCTCCGTAAAGTTTTTGTTCTTGTAATGTAGTAGGTGTCACGTTGCCGGTGGCTATTTCAGTGATTTCTTGTTGGGATAATCCTGAGGCTAGACACGCTAACGCAACTGATTGGGTAATAGCGTTATTATTATTTAATATCTTTAACAAGTTTGAAGGTAATCCAAAATTCTTAATATATTGAAGATTTATTGCTTTGCCTAAGTTGATTAAATCTTGTCCGAATGCTCTAGCAGATAAACTCACTCCTGTTATATCTGCGCTAGCAAGATCATCTTGATTACTATACGTACCTTGCAAAAATGTGAAAGAATCTTGAACTGCAAATAATGCTTTGTTACTATAATTTACAAAACCATCCGCTTGAAGTAATGAATCTGTAAAGTCTTTATAACTTGGATTAACATCAATTGTGGTTCCGTCTGTTTCTGCGTTGAAATAAAATTCGTTATAGGCTTGTAATGCTATAGCACGGACCCAACCCCACTTAGTAACTTCGCTATTAGGATTGGTTCCTGCAGGATCTCCGCTGTCCCATGGATCCCAACTTGCTTGTTGTCCGTGATCAACGTTTCCTGAAATAGCGAAACCTGTATTTGCAGGTCCGCCGAATTTCGTCCATACACCGCTAGGGTCATCAACCTGGTATGTAGGAGGTTTACTATTACCTAATGCCGCTATACGACTTTGTCCTATGTTCAACATAGCATCATAAGTAGCATTTGTTATTTCTCCGGGACCTGAGGGAGGTAGGTCTGTTCTAGCCCATGCTTCTTTCAATGCATATGTTACCCACTTTAGGCAAGTATCGTTGACGATTTTACCTGGATCATACTCAGCATTGTTTATACTTTTACCGAAATAACTTTCTGCTATAGGATTAATGTGAAATGTATTATCATTTGGTGTGGCAATATCATGGCCGGCTAATATTGAGCCATAAACATTAACTCCTAAGGGACTTTGCTTTCCTGTATCGGCCATGTATTATTCGACAAACACGTTGTCGCTACCTTCTACTATCTTATGACCGCAAGTGTTGCCACTACCTACTCTTAATACAGGATCTCCATCTGCAAATACAGTAGGACTACCCTCTGTCGTTTTTGCAGAATTGTGTGGCTTCTTATTTTTCTTAGGCTCATGCGGTGTGATGTCGCTTGAATGTAAACCTACAGGAATATTATTGCAAAACACAGTACTTGCGCCGCGAACTATCTTACCGCCTGTAGTATTTTTATCACCCTTACGACTCAATTGTGGCATGTTTTATCCTAATATCATTTTCTTGCTAGGTACTTGTATACCTGTAGTCGCTTCGAGGTATTTCAACTTAACTGATTCCTCAGTATCCGCGACCAACGAAACGCTACTAGTATTTAGTCTGACTTTTCCACGCTGGTCGTTAGTGAACAAACTAGGCATCAATCCCATTCCTTGCGGACCTGGGGCTATAGAAACCGGGGTGTCTAGCAATACATAGTTATCGTTGACTTCTGTTACTTTAGCGACTAACTCTTCACCGCTATTTAATTTAAATGTGTATGTCTCATCTGTCTTAAGATTCATTTATTTCTCCTGATCAAATCTCTGTTTAAGGTCATCGAACCCACCTACATATTCCTCACCTAAGAAAATCTGCGGTACTGTTCGTGCTGTGGGTACACTTTCTAATAGTTGTTCTTTTGTCCAACTATGTCCAATCTTGCGTTCTTCAATCTCTATCCCTTTTTGTGTAAGCAATGCTTTGGCTTGAACACAATAAGGGCAGTGGTCTTTAGTCCATATAAGGGCTTTCATAATCATTCTCCTTTATTATAGTTATAGTGACGGAAGGTCGTCGTAATTTAATTGATCGCTCATGACACCTATGACGTAATTGGTGCTTTCGCTTTCTTGTAGTGCAGTCTGCTTCTTGCTAGTTTCGCTATGTTTATTGAACCATGGTATAGGAGTACTCTTAGGAGCAGGATTTTGATACTTGATACCAATATCTTTTAATGCGCTTGCCGCAGTATAATCGACAAAATCTTTTAAGATGTTCGCATTCAGGCCTATGACTGATCCTTTCTTGAATAGATAGTCAGCCCATTCTTTCTCTTCACGTATGACATCTAAGTACATAGAGTATACTTCTTGTTCACACTCTTGTTTTGCTTTTGCAAATCGTGGATCTTCTTTGACTACTTGATTGATCATCCAAGCAGTCCATTCTTTGTGTAATAGTTCGTCTTGTAGAATCAAACTGATGATATTGCCATTACCGATAAAGATTTTGTTCTCGACCATAGCCAAACTTGTAGCAAATGATACCATAAAGCGGAATGCTTCTAATGCGTAACTAGCATTGAGTGCTAACCAAATTGCTTTGATATGCACTGTTTCTAATACTGTTTCCTTTGTTGGGTCAGCAATTTCTTTCAGACAATTTAATCTGTGCAAGTCGTCATAATACTTACCCACACTACTAGCCATGTCAACAATCTCATTAGTGTCATGGATAGTATTGAATACTTCTTTAGGTACATTATAGATGTTACGAATGATATGACTATAACTACGGCTATGAATGTTAGTCTCAAAGAAACTCCAATTATACATCAGTGCTTCTAATTCAGGCAGGCTAACGATAGGTGTGAATACTTGCGCGGGACCGCGTCCTTGTAAACTATCAAGTGCTGTTTGTCTTAATAAGTTACTAGTAAAGATATGTTTCACCGCATCACTTGCTTCTTTAAAATCGTTGGCATCTTTAGTAAGACTAATTTCTTCTGGAACCCAAAAGAAACCACGTGCTGTCTGTTCAATTTTTTGTAGTTTGTTATACTTTACTTCTTCAAATCGTTGAATGGTTACAGGACCCTGTGGATCCAAAAACATCTTGCGATTTAGGTAGTCTGTTTTTGTTTTTAAATTATATTGTGCTTTGCTCATTGTTTTTCCTTAAATAATTTTTCAAGAAATTGTTTTACATTTATCACTTAATGTTTTTTCCTATAATCTTCTACGGCTGCTTTGATAGCATCTTCTGCTAATATAGAGCAATGTATCTTAACTGGCGGTAATGCTAGTTCTTCGGCGATTTGACTGTTTTTGAGTTGTCCTGCTTCGTCAAGGGTTTTGCCTTTGACCCACTCTGTAACAAGACTGGAACTTGCGATTGCCGAGCCGCAGCCATACGTTTTAAATTTTGCGTCTGTAATAATACCTGTAACATCATCTACCTTTATTTGTAATTTCATCACATCACCGCATGCCGGTGCACCTACCATTCCAGTACCTACACTATCATCGTCTTTTGCAAAACTACCTACATTACGAGGATTCTCGTAATGGTCAACCACTTGTGCGCTATAGGCCATTATATCATCCTTTCTTAAAGTTTGCAAGCCTCGCAATCATCATCTTCTGATGTTGCTACTTCTTGTGCTAACGGTTTTTCTTCTACTGATTTTGATCCAGCCTTATTGATGAGACTGTAGTAGAATGTCTTCAGTCCCCAACTATGTGCCAACATCAAATTCTTAGCGATTAATGTTGTTGGAACTTTACGATCTGTGAAGTGTGCAGGATTGTAGAATGTGTTGGTTGATATACTTTGATCTACATATGCGGCTAATACTGCGGCAGTCTTTAAATAACCATCACAGTCTTTCTGTTCCCACATCAATTGATATTTATTTTTTAACTTTTGATATTCGGGTACAACTTGTGTAAAAGACCCGGCCTTGCTTTCTTTAGTTGAGATAAGTGACATGGGCATTTCAATACCATTAGTGCTATTAATGACCACGCTACTAGACTCAACAGGAGCGATGGCCATAAGCGTTGCATTTCGTACCCCATACTTTAACATATCTTGTCTTAGTGGTTCCCAATCCAATTCAGTATTGAAGTCTGCAAGTTGGTTCACACCTTTACTACGTAACTCCCAAGGGAATATACCTTGACCATAACGTGTCTTATCACTATCTACACACTTGCCACGTTCTTTAGCAAGTTCAACTGTTGCTTCAGTCAGATAATATGCTTGATGCTCCATCCAACTTTTAACATCTTGAAGTGCATCTTTCTCTCCATATCTATAGCCGCGCTTGGCATGCCAGTATGCTAGATTAGTTACACCGATGCCTAATGGACTAATCTCGTCATTGCTTAGTTTGCTTTGAATACTTAGGAAGTCCTGGTAGTCAAGAATATTACAGAGGCTGCGCTGAAGAATGCGGCAAGCCCTGCGCATGTCCTCAGGGTTTCGGAATGCCCCCCAATTAATGGACCCCAAAGTGCAAAGTGCGATTCGACCACTAGGATCATCAAGACGCTTAAAAGGTTTAGTAGGTAAAAGTATCTCACAGCATAAGTTTGACTGATAGATCGGATGATATTCAGGATCAAAGGATCCTTGATTCATCACATTGTCAATAAAGACAAGATAGATACGACCCGTGTCAGTTCTCTCCTTTAAAATTCCGCCCTTGAATACATCTTCAGCATTCATAGTTTTCTTACGCAAATCTTTGCGCTTCTCATATTTGACGTAAAGTTCTTCAAACTTCGCACAATCTGAATAGAAAGCCTCATATAAGTCTGGGACTTCGTTAGGATCGAAAAAAGTTATGTTTTCTTTGTTTTTGAATCTTCTCCAGAAGAAAGCACTAAGCACAACCCCATAATCCATATGACGGACTCGGGTTTCTTCGGTTCCTTGGTTGTTCTTGAGTACAATAAGGTCGTCAAACTGGTGATGCCAGATTGGATAAAAGATAGTAGCACTTGCATTGCGAATTCCTCCTTGTGAACATGAACGCAGGTCTCCAAACCATTTCTTTAAAAATGGAATCATACCTGTATGCATGATTTCGCCGCCCCTAATGGGACTTCCTAAAGGACGTAGTCGCCCAATTTCTAAACCAATACCAGCTCGTTTGCTGGCATACTTTGCCATCATTTCTCCGGACGCAAAAATTGAGTCCAGATCGTCGTCGCTTCTGATGAGTACGCAAGAACTAAACTGTTTGGTGGGAGTACCAAGGCCAGCAAGTACAGGAGTAGCAAGAGTAAAAAGACCGTCACTAGCCGCGTTGTAGTATTCTTTAATATAACGCATACGAGCCGTGTTAGGTTCTTCCTTATGGAACACAGTAGCGGCTGCAACCATGTATCTAATCTGAGGAGTTTCATAAGTTTCTTTCGTTGCTCTATTCTTTACTAGATATTTTTCAATAAGTTGCTCAATAGCGGCA